CGTACCTACTTGCACCCTACCAGGGCCAAGGCTGAAGAATTTGCTGCAGCTTGGTACTGCAGGTGGGTCACCAGCACTAGCCCAGCCGGAGAACTCTGGTATATCACATCCCCAGAGGATAAATTCCTGGCTCAATAGTTCTGATCTTACCGCCGAGAGACAGAAGAGTACCCTGGAATATGGTATGATCCCCTCGGGTCACCTGACTCCGCAGGGTGTATCTCAGATTGTTGCATCTGATACTGTAGAAGCAGTTGAAGGATATCTGGCAATTATCTCCGAGCTAATGTTCAACAACAATAAGATTGCCAGATTTGTACCCACCGGAGTAACACCCACAGACTACCACAATGCAAAGGTAGCCAGTGACCTGACCAACTACGTTATTTTCAAGCAGAACCCTGGCTGGGTAATCCTGAATAGCTGGGTCAAGAGTGCCCTAATGTGGAAGAACAGTATTGTCAAGTGGATGTTCGTTGAAGATCACGAATATACATTCGAAGAATACGAAGAGATTGATCAGAATTCTCTTGATCTACTTCTGGCAGATGACAATATTGAAGTAGCTGGTGTACTGGAATATGAGCCCAAGGCTATTACTATGCCTGACGGTACCGGTACATTCATCAATGTATACAGTGACGTCAGACTACGTAGGAAAGTAGATAAGAGCAGAGTCAAGATTGACAATGTACCAACAGAGAATTTCAGAATCAGCAGGGATGCAACTTCGTTTGAAGATGCTACCTTTGTTGGTCTACAGCATGAACTATCAAGAAGCGAAATCAGGAAGTACTATCCTGATGCTGCAGAAGATATTGACTGGGACCAGCTGGGCGAAGGCTCCGCCGCTTGGGCCACGAAGTACTCCAATGAGAGTGCTACCCGTAAGGCCCTAACCGGAGTAGAATATGTACTCGACTCTTCTCGCCATGCTATTGACATTGAAGCAAACACTCCTGTTACAGTTACAGAATGCTGGGTTCGTGTCGATCGTGACGGCGATGGTATCTCAGAGCTAAAGAGAGTTGTACTGGCTGGCAAGGTTATTCTGCTGGAAGAGGATGCTGATTGTGTTCCTCTTGCCTCACTGTGCCCATTTGAGATCCCCTACGAGTTCACTGGTCTATCAGTTGCTGATATTATCCGTCCCAGCACTCTGGCAACCACTGCCATTATGCGGGGATTCGTTGAGAACGTCTATCTGACCAACTATAGTCCCAAGCTGGCAGATCCCAATGTGGTGGATTTCTCTGCTCTTCAGAACATGAAGCCCAAGCAGCTGATTCCCACCAACGGGAATCCCAATGGTGCTGTAGCGCCTCTGGCTCCGGATACTATTAGCCAGGGTACTGTACCTCTACTGGAACTACTGCAGATCCACAAAGAACAGGCCACTGGTCTATCCAAGGCTGCACAGGGTCTCAATGATACGCTGTATGTATCAGGTAACTCCGAAGAGAAAATGTCGAGGGCAATGTCGGCTGCACAAGTTCGTGTACAGTACATGGCCAGACGGTTCTCTGAGACTGGCATCAAGAGATTCATTGAAGGTGTATATAAGGCCATGAGAGATAATCTCAAGGGTCGTGATGTTGAGTACTACGACGAGAACAACTACCTACATAAGGTAGATCCAGGCACACTTCCCAGCAATATGCTGATGATTGTTGATGCCGACGTCGGTGAGCACAGCAACAGCAACACCATGAAGAAAATGCAGATGATCGGTAGCCAGCTACTTCCTGCCCTTAAGGAAGCTGGTGCCGGGGGTGCCATTGCTCCAGATGCTGCCATCAAGATCGCTGCCAAGACACTCGATGCTATGGATCTCGATCCTCTGGATTTTCTGGTTGACTACACTCAACCGGACTTCCAACAGAAAGCCCAGGAGTCCAGAGATAACGAAATGAAGTCTCAGGCCAAGCTACAGGAGCTGGAAGAGAAGATCAAGCAGTTGGACATTATGCAGCGGGAAGCCACCGTAGCACTGACCAATATCCAATCCAAGAATGCCATGCAGGACAACGCCAGACAGATGGTTGTTGCCATTGATAAGCATCACCAGGAGTGGGCGGATCTCTTCATTAAGGCCGGGAAGGAAGGTATCACGAACCTACCGCCCAAGCCAGATATTATGGAAATCATTAAGATGGCCATGATGGTAACTACTCAGGATGCTTCAGCTCCCATTGGTAATCCCACAGTGGTAACTGAACCCGGACCTCCAGCAGCACCTGAAATGCCGGGAGCTGGCTCCTAATAGAAAAATTTATTGAGGATTCAATTCAATGGACAAATACGTCAAGGGTTTCAAGAAGAAGATTGAACCACGCGTAACCAGTTCAGGCGACTATATTGTAGAACCCTTTAGAGAGGCCCAAACGGCTCTCTCTAAGGGGCAGTTCGCCAAGAAGGAACGTGAGGAATTCTTCACTGATGCCTACACAAATATCCTTGTAGACCTATTTTCAAGATGGGTCCAGACAGAGCCACATGAGCAGAAGCTTAGGGAATACCTATATCATTCTGCCCTAGCTCTGGGCAGTGTCAAGGAGCAGTTGATCGCCTGTGAAATGTATGGCGACAACGTTAAATTCATGAAGGCCCAAGAGGGGCCAAAGGACACTAATGAACAATAAACTTGCAAAAGAAGTATTGGTAAAGGCCAGAGAGCAGATGATCAGCGAGATTGCCAAGTGTGGCAGTCATGGCGGAATTGGTCGTGCTCAGAGTTATGCCCCTGTACTCGTAAGCATCAATGAATCTATTAAGATCATTGAGGGCCTTGAAATGAGTACAGCGCAGGCGGCTTCAACAGTGGCTGATCGTATGGCAGCAGTTCGTGCAGCCAAGACGGTGGTCCCCAATACTACGAAGGAATAATATATGCTACAAAATCTCTCTACGGCGACGCAAGCCAGCAATGTATCCAGTGCTGATTTTGCTAGAAATGACAGATCAAATAGTGAAGAGCCGGGTGTTCCAAGTCTCAGCGACATTCTGAAGAACTCCCCAGCAGCAAAACTGCTTGGGATTAATGACGAATCTCTACCAGATGAAGACAGCGACGTCCCGACTCCGGATGAATCAGAGGGCACAAATCAAGAAGATGCGATCCCCGAAGACTCTGATGAATCCGTTGACTCAAGTGAAGATGATAGTCAAGAAGAATCTACTGAAGATAGTGCTGGTGAGGATGATAAAGAGTCTACCCAAGAAACAGAGCTACCCTCGGAAGATGATATTGACTGGGAATACAAGATCCCCGTTAAAATTGACGGTAAGGTTGAGTACAAAACCCTGGAAGAGGTCCGCAAGGGCTTCGCCATTGATCAACACTTGTCTCAGAAGGGACGCGAATTAGGTGAACTGAAGAAACAAATTGAGACAGAACGTGCTACTAAACTGGATGAATTGGTAAAGCTTGGGACAGTGCTACACGAAGATCTAACGTCTGCTGAGACAGCGTTGGGTAACGAGTACCACCAGCTCTCGGCCCAGATCGAGAAAGCCAGGACTGAAGGGGATACCTACGCCGCAAGAGAACTAAAAGAAAAGCGCGAAGAGATCCAGGAAAAGTATTGGGCCGTCCGCAATGGACGAGAAGCCCGTACACAGAAAGTAGTACAACAGATTCAGGCCAAGCAAGCAGAAGAGCAACAAAGATTACTTAGTCAATTCCAAAAGGAAATCCCTGAAAAGATTCCCGGTTTTGATGAGAAGGTTGCCAAGAGTATTCGCGAGTTTGCCCTGTCCGAAGGAATCCCGGCAGCACTTCTTGAGACTGTATACAGTGCACAGGTTGTCAAGTTTATTGATGACTATCGTAGACTGAAGCAGGCGAAAGAGACCGGGACGGCAAAGCGCAAGACAGCCCCAGTTGCAAAGAGCATCCCTCAAAAGAAGGGCACTCCAGCGGCTACGGCGGCTAAGAAGGCACAAGATTCTGTTCGTTCAAAGGTTCTATCTGGACAAGGCTCACAGGCCGACCAGATGGACTTCCTCAAGCGTATTTCTTCAGTGAGCAAAAAGTTTTAATAACACACTCTCACTATAGGAATCATATATCATGGCAGGAAGAACATTCGCTACCGGTGGCCCAAAGGCTGCTGCTCGTAGCGCCAGCGAGACTGGCAATTCAGTAAATGCGTCAGAAAAGGAAGATCTGGCCAATTTCATTTCAATGATCTCACGCGACGAGACTCCTTTCCTTGCCTCAATTGGCAAGACCAAGGCCACCGCCGTATTCCACGAATGGCAGACTGACGAACTCAGCGCGCCCACGGTTGGTCAGGTTGCTGAAGGTGTATCCTTTGCTACTCAAGCTGCTGCACAAGCTGCTGAACCCCTACGCACCCGTCTGGGTAACTACACCCAGATCAATAGCAAGACTGTTACCGTCACTGGTACCAAGCGCGCAGTTGACCAAGCCGGTGTTGCAGATGAGTACGCCTACCAGCTGAAGAAGCGCGGCGTTGAGATGAAGCGTGACCAAGAGTTTGGTCTCGTCCACAGCAACCAGTCAAGCAATGGTTCAGGCACCCGTACATTCGGTGGCTACCAAGCTTGGGCCAACGTACTAGTCGAGAATGTCCTAGACACTCCCGCCGATTACACCGCTCCTACCAATGCTGGTGGTGGCGTAGCTGGTACTTACACCGCTGTTGTTGCAGCCGACCGTGGTCCTCTAGCCCTGTCACACGTTGACAGCCTAATGCAGAAGATTTATCAGGCAGGTGGCAAGGCCACTAAGCTTATGCTCTCACCCAGCAACAAGCGCGCCTTCAGCACTCGGGCTCAAGCAGCTGGCTCAAACGTCAGCCGTAACATTGACGAATCAGGCAAGCTGCGTCAATCAGTCGAGTTCTACATGAGTGACTTCGGTGACATCATGGTAGTTCCCAACTACATCATGGGTCTCAGCTACACCAGCGTATCAGGTCTGAACGACACTGCTGATATGTTCGGTCTCCTGTACGATCCAATGTGGTTCGCCTGGGCAGCTCTTCGCCCAATGCAAGAAGTTGACCTCGGTCAGCTTGGCGATAGCATCATTGGTCAGATCGTGGAAGAAGGCACTCTTGAGTGCAAGAATCCCTCTGGCTGTGGTCTAATCCTGGGTCTCGACGGAGCCTAATAGCTAAACGAAAAGGAGGAGGAGAAATCCTCTTCCTTTTTTATTCGAAAGGTTCAATATGTCTTATGGACTAAAAATCACAGCTGCAGACGGCACATCAAATTTCATTCCAGAAGGTGCTGTTATCTCTGTTAAACAGGCCGCTGGTACCACTGTAGGTGGCGTCAAGAAGCAAGGTCTCATCACTGAGGTGATCTACGGTAATACACCGACCACAGCAACTGGTATTGTGGAATATGTGTCTGGTGGTGTTCTGTATGAATACGGCCAGATGACCAAATATGGCTTCTCAGCTTTCCTCTCCAATAGGAAGATCTAAATGGCTAATCAATACAACACCCCCGAACAACTAGCTGTTCAGTGCGCCGCGCTTATCTCAGCCGCCATTGCACTGATTACAGTGATTGACGCTGCTGGTGATACAACCGCAACCCTGGCGGCACTGAAGACAGCAGTCAACAACGCATCAGTACCTGACGTATACGTCTAAGTAATACCTAAGGACACATGGTATGACATTCAAATCACAGGATTTCAACCCTTGGAGCTTCACAGTAAAACTACGCAGTGACAATCCCAACTTCCAGCTAGAGCAGGATGTGGAGCACTACAGGAAGTATGCCGAAGAGTCCCGTAAAATGGACGAGCTGGCACCCAGCAAGAGGCAGTACCGGTCATTCTGCATTATCCCCGACATTGTTGCCGTTGACATTATGGTAAAGTATGGCATCGATATCCATGCTCCGGAGTTCATGAGCGATACAGCACAGGTGCAGAGAGTCAAGAAGATTGTCATGTCGGAATATCCACACCTACTCACTTCCAACATTACAAAAGTATAAAGGAACGTTACTATGGCAACCCCGCAATACGATGCCCTTAAGGTAAAGGTAAGAGATTGGGCCAATAAGCGAGAAGTCGCTACCGTACCAGAGGACATCCTTGAGGACTGCCTACAGTATGGAGCAGACGATATCTACCGGGATCTCAGGATTCCCCAGCTAGAATATACCATTAGATACGTTGTCGACGAGACAGCCAATGGTATCGAAGACAAGTTCACTGTGCTGGAAGTACCAGAAGATCTTACTGAGTTCATCTATCTACGCAAGCTCAAAGAGACTCAGGATACCGATCAGATGTACAATCAGGTAACCGACATTCGTACATTCATGGATCCGAATGCTGAACAGTATAACCGATTCAGATACATCTGGAAAGATCTACAGATCTTCATTCACCCCAAGTTAGCAGTCGGTGATACAGTAGAGCTAAACTACTACCGACGTCTCCCACAGCTAAATGCACTATACAGTGTTATTCCAGCCAACTGGGATGCTACCTACGCTGATGATAGCCAACCATATCTTACATTAGTAATCTCTGGTGGTACTTCCCTATGGAAGTCCGGAGATAGCCCCAACACAGCGGTATTCCTGACAGAAGCTGAAGCTGATGCTTGGGCGGTACTTTATGGTGGTACAACTACAGAGCTACGTTATGAAGGCAAAGAGTCCTGGAACTGGCTCAGAGATGCAAATGAAAGAGCTCTTATCTTCGGTGCTCTGAAACACATTGGTGCCTATCTTGACAATGACAAGATGGAAGCCAGATATATGGGTAAAATGAAAGAGACTGTTGATAGGCTAAACAACGAGGAGAAATTCCGTAGGGCTAGAGGCGGTAATGTACAGATCAATGTAAACACAAATGGAATGATCTAGGAGGCTCTATGGGATACCAACCAAAACCGGGTGATACCGGGAGTCTCCCAAAGGTCAAAACCGGATTGTACGAGACACAGCTAACAGTAGTACAGACTGCTGAAGCAGACACTCAGATTGAGAACTCTGGTAAGGTATACCTCCCCGCTATCCCAAATGGGATTGACATTGTGGACTACATTCCCTATGGTGGTGTTTACGAGAGACCAGCCTACGAAGGCAGATTGGCAGAAGATGTGGAACCACCGCCAGATCCACCGCCAGGAGACCCTTGTAATCTAAGGGATGTAGAGCTGTCGTATCTATACCCTATTATGAATCTGGATTCCATTGATGTGACCCATCAATTGACTGGTGCGCAGATACTGACGTGGATACCGGGGGATGTAGACGTAACACACGCGGTGACCGGTGGAATACTTCTTGACGTTCTGCGTAGATACGATATGGAGGTAGAAGATATCGAGGTAACACACGCCCAAACTGGCGGGGTACTGCTGGATGTTCTACGGAGATATGAAATGGATGTTGAGGATATCGATGTATCTCATTCCCAGACTGGTGGTGAGCTACTAGTTATCCTGATAACCTACTCAAACTGGCCTATAGAGTCAGTGGATGTTCTACATTCTGTCACAGGCGGAACACTAATCTAAGGAATAAAATGAGTCTAATTCTAAAACCAAATATGGGGTATATCATTATGCCCCGCAGATTCGTTGATGTAGAAATGCCCAGCAATAAAGTGACTGCCGCAGGCCGTTACCAACTTATTGTAAGAGACGCTTGGGGTATTGAAAAAAGTAGAACACCTTGGTTCGACAATATTATCCTAGATTCTGGTCTTAATAGGCTAGGGACCGCGGGCGCTATTGCTGGTGCAGCTATCGGAACTGGGACATCAACACCCCTCGCAACACAAACAGGACTAGAAACGCAGTCCTATTGGGTTTCTGGCGGGGCACCTGGGAGCGCCACGGCAGAAGGCTCGTCCCCCTACGGAAATATTAACACTGTCACCTATAGAACCGCTCTTGGTGCATTAAATGGAAACTACACTGAAGTCGGTGTTGGCTGGGCGTCTGGTTCTATGTTCAGTAGAGCTCTTATTCTAGACGGTGGCGGAACACCCACAACCATATCGATAAGCTCCGCAGAGCAGCTTGATATCGTGTACCAATTAAGAGTTTACCCCCCTCTAGTCGATACTGTCAACGTTGTAACAATCTCTGGAGTCTCCTATACAGTTACTGGGCGCGCTGCTGGTGTTAACACAGCTACTGCTGGTTCTGTTGCTCCTTGGGCGGCTAATGCGGGTTGGTCGTGGACTGGTGGTAGTACACTATCTAATGCTACTCTTTATGATGCTACTTCCACACTAGGCCCAATCACAGGAACACCAACAGGTACAATCGGCGGGAGTAGTGGACAAAACTCCAATGCCGCTTATTCCAATAATTCGTTGACATCTAACTCGACTGTCACATACCCCTTAACAGACGGGAATCTTCCTGGGGGTGTGGGTGGCTCCAGATTCTGGTGGGGCAATGTGGCGCATTTCCAGTATAACTGGTCGCCTGTTATTCCTAAGGATGCTACCAAGTCTTTGGCGTTAAACTATAGATTTTCGTGGGCTAGAAGATAATGGCCCTTCCAGACAATTCTCTAACAGACCTAGATATACCGGTCGCTAACTGGCTAACCCCTGATGATATTGGTAGACCAGCAGATAGAAAAACGGATTATGAAGAGGGTGGCGCAATCTTGAATGACCCAAACTCAGGCCTCCAGGGGTATATTTGGAGGGCTACTCTATCTGGAAATGATGTGCTGATAAGTAGAAGTCCATATGATACTTCTGTAGTACTACTTACGGACACTGATATAGAGGAGATCTCCTTATCTTTTGATCAGAATATGAGACCAACCCTGGCGTATGTTAGTGCAGGACAAGCTAAGCTATACTGGTACGATTCCGCGTTAGAGTTGCAGGTTACTACCAACCTAGCTACGGATGTTAGATCTCCTTTTCTGTCTATGGACGACAAGAGGGAAACTGCTACAACAATTAACTCCAACGATACTCTCCTATTCTATATCAGAGGATCTTCCCTCTACTATAGACAACAGCGAGAACGCTATAATACAGAGCGACTACTACGTACATATCCAGATAGCAACATCAGAATTGGTCGGGCTGGTATTACCAGGGGCCTAAGGATGCAGGTACAAATATGCTACATCACTGAACCAACACCATAAGGATACTAGAGATGGACCCATCAACGTCAACAAACACAGAGTCACTATCTGCAATCGCGGCTAAGGTGGGTCCACCTGCGAGTGTGTCACTTGCCACTATTGCCGGATACAATGTCTCTGAATTAATCCTATGGGCTACACTTATCTATACCATTCTAATGATTGGTGGTAAGCTGTACAGCCTACACAATGAAATTAAAGACCGTATTTTGGTGAAAATCAAAAGAAAGATGGAAAGGAAATACGGACGAGAGGATACTGATGGAACCACGGACTAAGGTAGCCTCTCTTGTGCTCTCTGCCGCCGTTCTCATTGGTATAGCGAACCATGAAAGATTTTCAGAAGTGGCTTACATCCCAGTACCTGGAGATGTGCCTACAATTGGTTTCGGTACTACAGAAGGTGTTAAACTGGGTGATAAAATCACTGTAGAGAGAGCCTTAATTAGACTTGAATCAGACGCTAATAAGTTTGCTGCGGCAATTAAAAGATGTGCACCAGTCCCAATGTACCAATACGAGTTCGATGCCTATGTATCACTCGCGTACAATATCGGTGAGGGTGCTTTTTGTAGATCAACCCTTGTCAAGAAACTTCTGGTAGGAGACTATGAAGGGGCTTGCAAGGAAATTCTCAGGTGGGATAAGTTCAAGGGAAGAACACTACGTGGTCTGACCAAGAGACGATACCTGGAATACCAACAATGTATGGGGATATATGAACTCAACCCTGGTGATCATGCTGGTAATGGCGGTCCTAACACTAGGATCTAACTTTCTGTCGTATACAGTCGGTAGAAGCCATGGCATCGAGAATGGAAAAGCTCAAGTGGAGCAACAATTCGCCAAGTACAGAGAGAAGCAGGAAAGAATTCTGCAGGAAGAGATTGCGAAGAACACAAGTATCCGGGAAGAGCTAACGGAGCAGCTATCACAACAAAGAACGGAGCATATCAATGAGATCCAAAGTATTAATGATCGTCATGCTGCTCTTATTGCAAGCGTGCGCAACAGAGCCGATCGCAGTAGCGCCGTTACCAAGTCCCTCAATGAAAATTCCACCATTACCACCACTGTCGAGCCACGAACGGTCGGCACTGGAGCGGAACTATCTAGACAGGATGCAGAATTTCTTATCGGGGAAGCTGCCGCCGCAGACATCCTCAGAAAAGCCCTAGAGATGTGTATCCGCTCGTATGATGAAGTACGAGAGGCATACAACAGACAAGATGGAACCTATAGAGAACCCAAAGATTAGGAGTGATCTTGAAGCGAAACTACAAGCAGCGCAAGGCCATGCTGGAGAGGGATCAACCTTTCCATATCCAACCTAAAACAAAGAATCAACAAAGACTATTGGACGCTATTGAACATTTCCCGATTACCGTTACACTGGGCGCTGCTGGTGTCGGTAAAACCTATTGTGCTGCGAGTAAAGTTGCACAGCTGTATCTAAGAGGCAACTATGAATTCATTGTACTGGCTCGCAGTAATGTACCCACTGGTAGATCCCTTGGTTTCTTTCCTGGGGATGTTAAAGAAAAACTTAAACCCTGGCTACAGCCGCTCATCAGTGTACTTGAGAAGCAACTAGGGAAGACCAAGTTCGACTACATGCTTGAAAAAGATATTGTGCAGTTCCAACCTCTGGAGACTATCAGAGGAAGATCCTACGAGAATGCACTGATTGTTGTTGATGAATGCCAGAATCTGACCATCGAAGAACTTAAGGCAATCACCACCAGACTGGGTGAGAATTCAAAGATGATTCTCTCAGGAGACTCCTCGCAGAGTGACATCAACAATGGAAAAGAGATTATCAAGTTCTGCCATATCTGCGATAAGCATAGTATCGATATCCCAATTGTAGAATTCACAGTAGAAGATATTGTTAGATCAGACATTGTTGGCCAGCTGGTCAAAGCCTTCATTAAGGAAAAACTATAAAGGAATACCATGCCAGTGACACCGATTAAAGACCTAGGGATGGGGGGTCTTAATAAAGATACCTCACCAATCCTTCTCCCAGAAAACGTGTTCACTGACGCAAGGAATGTTCGATTCAGGAATAACTCAGTAGAGACCTTCCTAGGTGAATCTAGTCATAGAGATATGGCTACATTGGATGCCAAATATGGTATTCATTGGAGTAGATCCAATAACGGATTCAATATCTATGCCAAGGATGGATATATTACCAAGGTAACCGCCGCCGGTGTCGAGACTGCTATGTTGTCAAGTGGCGGATATATAGGCAGTAGATGGCAAATGGGCACCTTCGGTGGTGGATATGCCGTATTTTTTAATAATGGTAATAGCACTCCGTTATATGCGCTGGAAGGAGATCCCACCGCTGACCTAGTATTACAACCATTTCCTGGCTGGAATTACACATTCGGGTTAACAGTAACTGCCAAGGTTATTAGGTCATTTAACTACTCACTGATCGCCGCCAATTTCACCCTGGTGGATGATTCTGGTACTACTCTTGCACCAACAATGATACGCATTTCAGCACAGGCTGGTATTGGTGGTTTCCCATCAATCTGGCAACCTGGTCTAACCACTGATACTGCCGATGAATTCCTACTGAATGCCACCACACCTGTCTTAGATATGCTGGAGCTGAGAGGAAGTATGTTTATCTATACCTCTGACAGTATTCATGTATTATCTCTTGTGAATGGTATCGCAAATGTACGTCCCTATGTTCGTGGTTATGGTGTTCTGAATATTGACTGCGTAACTGAAGTTGATGGCACACATATTGCTGTCGATAGGAATGATATTTACATGCACTCCGGTAATGGTAAATGTGAGTCACTTATCGAAGGTAGAATGAGAGATTTCTTTTTGGGTGATATCTCCCAGACATATGCTCAGAATTCTTTTGTAGTGAAGAATAAGAGATACAAAGAAGTATGGGTCTGTTATCCGAATACTGCCAGTACTACAGGCAAGTGTAATAGGGCAATGATATTTAATTATACCAATAATACCTGGACAATTAGAGATTTACCTGAGGTTACCTATCTATTTCAATCTCCTTCAATTGAAGCTGCTGAATTCTCTTATGGAGAAGAAATTATTCTTGGTTGTACTGAAACAACAAAGGTACTTCAATTAGATGACTCTAATACAATGTTTGATGGTACTACCTTTAATCCAATTCAATCATATCTGGAAAGAGCTAAGCTATCAAACAAGGATCCTTTCGGTGATACATATATCAGTGGGATTGCTCCAGTATTCGAAGTAGATGATCCTGAAGCTGTAGTCTCTATTAATTTACATTCACAGAATATCTTTGATAAAGCACCTGACTATAGCAATACCAGTGGGAGGGATCTATATACTATTTCACCTCAGAGTGAATCCCAGGGATATAAGGTTGATCCTAGATCAGTGGGTAGATTTCTCAATATGAAGATCTCTTCAGATAAACAATGGAAACTGTCATTCTTAGGACTCGATTCAGTGGCAGTAAATAGGAGGTAGTTATTATGCTGATGCTGCCACCTATTACTGGCAATGATGAACTGGATGCCTATAACTTAGAAGTATATAATTATCTACTGAGTAGGGAACCTATTCCTGACTTCAATAGAGACACTGGTGTAATTAAGAGTCCAGTAGATCAGACTGTGATTGGATACCTGAATAGATATCTCCATATCAAGTTTGCAGAAGATGTAATTGGTACCGGATTTACAGATGTACCAACAGGTAAACAGTTCTATGGTCTATTCAACTCAACTGAAGGATCAAGTTCCCCAAACTATTATGACTACCAATGGACTGAAGTAGATCCAGTATTCGGTGCATCAAATAAGTTCTTCTATAGAGTACTTGGTGGTCGTGGTATTGATCTGTATATCGGTGCCAGTGCTCCTGATCCCAGATGGATAGAATTAGCCAGTGGTACTATTGACCTGGATGACCTAATTCCCGTCGATGGGATTACCACTGAGCTCATTGCTGATGGTGCTATCACAGAGCCTAAATTGGCAACCAATTCGGTATCTACTGGTAAGATTCAGGCAGGTGCTGTAACCAATGACAAGCTTGGTGCTGCCTCAGTTACATCGTCCAAGATCAATGATAACGCAGTAACAGAATCCAAGATTGCCAACTCGGCAGTGACAGATTCTAAGATCGCCAATGGTGCTATTATCACTGATAAGCTGGCCGATGGTTCTGTTACTGAGCCAAAGCTAGCAGCTACAGGAACACCTACTGTGGATACCTTTCTGAACGGCGATATGGAATGGGTAGAGCTAGATACCGGTCCAGAGGACTCTCTATTTGATCAAATTGTAATAACAGAGAATAGGTATCTTTTGGCCAGTGATCTTGGTGGGCATATCTATCATCCAGAGAGCCATGATGTAGAGACTGTTGTTTCTATCCAGGATCATGACATCCTGGCTCATCCTTTCGGCAGCTCTT